GGGCTAATCATATACAAATGTTAGTATGTATTCGTAAGGCAAGTGACTAGAGCATAGAGAGAACCTATGACGACGAGTGTGGTGACTTGTTCATTGAACACACTTGCCTTACACCCCCCCCAAGCATAAGTGCGCCTAGAGTGTTTATGCGAGTGAGAATGGCATAGTCGGACTTGCGGAGAATAAGGAGTGCTTCGGCACTCCTTATTTTTTTGCCTATATTTCGTTATCGTTGGTGTGAACGAGGGGTTTAGCTCTCTTACACACGAACGAAATTGTGTCTAATCGTATGGCAATGTTAGTATGTATTCATAAGCGAGAAGGTATCTCACTTAGAAAGGTAACAATGGACAACAAAGACTTTGAGATAGTGAAAGAACTTATCGTACTGTTCACGGTATTGCGTAGCGAAGACTGTGTGCTAGTGGATAATGTTTCTGGTGCTAAAAAGACCAAAGAACTTGTCAAGGAAGCAATGAAGCAGACTGGTAATCCACGAAAGTACAAGTACATTTGGTCGGGTAATGACCAAGCGAAACTCATCGTCTTTCTCGCCCCTAGTAAATAACCTTTCCCCCCGATAGAAAAAGAGCCGTACATCCAGTATGGCTCTTTTTTTATGTCCAAAATCAGACCACCACTCAGACAGGCAGGCATACCTATGAATATTGAACATATACGATACACGACTGATCACACAACGAAATATCCGGTCAAGCTGGAGTGCAGGAAGGGTTTAGCTTTTTTGTGCTCCAGCGAATAAGGGTCTATTTATGGGTAAGTGTTAGTATGTAGTTATCGAAGCAACAACGCTTCGGTAGTCCGAAAGGAGATTCCAATGGGAGTCAAGAAAGTAAACCTAAGCGAACTCAAAGGCTCGCTCAACAAGCGTGGTCGGGGTCGCTTCGAAGACCCTGCGCTTCGTGAAGCGTTGGCACAGATGCTCGTAGACGGTGAGCCAATCGTCTATGACGAGTTGTTCACCGTTACTGGCAAGACCACCGAGAAGCAGATTGACAACGAACACGCAAAGTGGCGCAATCGTGCCGTGAGCGTGTTTGAGTCGCTCGAATCAGGGCGCAAGGTGTCTGTCTCGTGGACAGACGCACACGAGATGATTATCTCGCTTGCGAATGCCTGACCAAGTTTGCCGTGAGTTCTGAATCATCTCACGGCAAGAGAAAAAGTACCCCTTCGGGGGTGCTTTTTTTTGCCCAAAATCAGGTCGCTGCGCTGGCGTTCCAGTTGCTGAAGCAACTTTCACGCCAGTCTATACGGACAGTCTATACCTATAATTTTAATGTAAATTCTTCATACGACCCAATAAAGCTGGTGTGAAGGATACTTCAGTGTTCTTTAGCACCAGCGTTTTGGGGTCTATTCATAAGGGAATGTTAGTATATAAGGGTAAGGCAATAACGCCCTACCAAATAGTCGGAGGTATCCTATGGCTGTTCGTAAAGTAAACCTAAGTGAGTTGAAAGGCTCATTGAATAAGCGAGGCAGAGAGCGTTTCAACGACCCTGAATTGCGTGAAGCATTGGCACAAATGCTTATTGACGGTGAAGCCGTACTGTATGACGAATTGTTCACAGTAACGGCTAAGACAACAAGTAAGCAAATTGACAACGAACACGCTAAATGGCGTAATCGTGCTGTTTCAGTATTCAATTCACTTGAAAGTGGTCACAAAGTTTCTGTGACTTGGACAGACGCTCACGAAATGATTATTTCGTTGGTTCAGCAATAATTTATTCCGTAAGGAAACAATTAGGAAAAGGGAAGGCGAAAGCCTTCCCTTTTTTTTGTCTAAAATCAGGTCATTACGCTGGCGTTCGCAAATGCTAAAGCATTTACACGCCAGTAAATTTAACTTTATTCTATTGTATAAGTTTAGTACCTGTTTCTAATCATAGGTAAGGACTATGGAAACCCTCTCTTTATGTAATTGATTTAAGTTTAAGGCTGGTGTGTCATAGAAATTCATTTGTTTAACACACCATTAAATTTAACTTTATTCTTAACAATAAGTTTAATGTTTCCAAATACTATTGGGTTATACTTCGAGATCTTATCTCAAAATGTAATTGATTTCTATTAAATATATCCTATTCTATTCTATGATGTAAAGAGTTCGAGAACTGAATCAAATTCTGAACAGAATCATGAAGTGTTTGCTCGAGAAATCCCTTAACTGTTCCTTTAAGCAATAGTCATGCCTAATGCCTTACTAATTACAGCCGTGTAATGACTTCCTAATACTCTTGCTAATACCCTGAGTTAATCCCGCCTTTAATTACTTCATTTCCTGCTTCCTCAAAGCCTTGTGAATTTTCGGGGTTGATTACTTAATAAGAATAAACTTATCTATAGGATATTACTAACGATAGGCCTCTCTTTTATAGTCTCTTTATATGACCGATCTTCTAAATATAGACTTTCCGTCTACTAAATCTTAAAAATGGGGTTATAAATGCCTATATAGATAACCCCTAGATAGAGAGTAGATAGAAATGATCTGTTTTTACCCGGTTTTCCCTCGAAATACTCTGTTTTTTACTATTTTCCTTATGATTATTAATAAACTTAACTGGTTTTGGGCACAAAAAAAAGGCTTAAAAATAAGATTTCTCTTACTCTTAAGCCTAATTAATCGCCGGCGATACTCTATGGAACTCCCTTAAGTATAGGGGAATATTTTCCACAGATTGAGCTCTTACCGTCTCTTCTTTATATACATGTACCATTTTATATACATGTACTGTTTTCGTTTACCTATTTAGAATCTATTCCTTGGTAGCTTTCTATCTACCTTAAAAGAATCTATTCTCTATCTATCTCTATCTAGGAGAAATACCTCTTATTGATCATTTCACCCATTTCTTTATCCTCATCATCCCGGACCATTTCGTGGACATTATTATAATGCTTTTGATATTGCCCTCTGGTATTCCATGAGTATTGCCATATGATCAGCTTCCATCTAATCCTTTTGATAACCCTTTTGATACTCTTCTTCATAACTAGAACAGCCCCAAAATCTTTTCAATCAGGTCTATTGTCAAGAATAAGAACCCAAATATGGCTAAGAATATGAACAGGATATCCCCAAGATTATCGTCTTGATTCAACGATTTAATAGCCCTACGGACTGCATAAAGGACAATCATTGCCAAAAAATCAATTAGTATCATTTTCGCCACCTTCTGCCTCGATCTTGGGCTTATGCTTATCAAAACCTTCATTCAAAGTCTTTGCTGTATCAAAGGCAGTTTGCATATCTTCAAAATCAAATACAAACCTCCAAATTCCCCATTTTCCATCTTCTCCATAAAAGACTTCATATAGATTTTCCATTAATAACTCCTTTCATTCGGGTTAGTTATAACCCCATGTTCATTCGGTTCACAATCATGACCGTAATACCATTCACTAGCTTGATCCTCATCCAATAGATTAAAGACTCTCTCACATTCTTCACAAATTGCTTTACTATTCACTTTCATAATATCTCCTTAAATATAGTCATTAATTTTACAACCCCAAAAATCAATACATTCAGTATAGTCATTTTGGTCAAAATCAACTGAGGTGCTCAAAATAACACCATTTTTCGTTTCCATACCATTAATCAAGTCTTTAAGGGTTTCGATATAAGAATAGATATCGTCTTCCTCAAAGGCTCCCTGCTCTAGTCCATATTCAAAAGATTTATCATCTCTTGTCAAAGACATTAGAGCAATGGATAGAATTGAAAGTTGCTTTTTGTTAATGTAGATGTTTGACATTTTCCTTTTTTCTTAACCGGTTTATATGTTTTTAAAGAACATCTTTGAGGCTCCGATTAATAGCCTCAAGGATGCTCTTATACGCTGCTGTAACAGCTTGTGTTGATATTAAAATATGTATATCAACTGTTCGCTCAATGAATTTTCATTTTACAATTATTAGACTTACTGCCTATATAATCCTAATGACAATTAATGGTTGACCCTAGGGGCATTATTTGTCTTATAATAATCATCAAGTGCTTCCATTGTTCCACAATCTGAACAAATCTCAGTCTTATTGTCAACCCTAGACAATGCTCCTGGATACTCTCCTGGATATACATTGTTTGGAATATAACTGCTTTCGCAGTTAGGGCAAATTTTATAATCTTTCATTACGCTTTCCTCCCTTCTTCAATCATTTCATCAGTCAAAGGAGAAATAATAATTGATTCACCCTTTGCAGTTAATCCAAAAAGGCATCCGGCATTATTTCCTTCAGGATCAGAAGAAGCGTAAATCTTACTTCCATCCTCAAAGATAATAGCTACTGGATATCCACCATAATAATTCTCCCAACCTTCAGCCATAAGCTCAAGATTGTTCATCATCCTTACTTCTTGTACTCTCAAGCCTATTGGATAGGCTACTTCTTTTACTTTACTCATTTTATTCCTTTTCTGTATTTGGTTCGTAATCTTTATATTTGTCAAAGTTTACATTTAATCTTGACAATTCTAATTCCCATTGTTCGGGGGGTCTGCCATCGTGAATGCTTTGTAATTCTTTTAACATTAGATAAGAATTATCTGTCAATTTCCAAGCAGGATTTGATCTAATAACAGCATCCCAAACTAATTCATAGGGTTCAATTGTTTTACCCTCCATTTCAGTGTCATAGAAATTATCTAAAATTAGACAACCAACTGCGCATTTAGCATCATGTTCTGTATCAGTTAAAATATCATAGAATATATCATAATCATAATCATTGTCATAATGATTATTATTATTAAAATTCTCGTCTATAGATATAGCGATAGCCTGTTCCCTAACATTATCTAATGTTGAAGAAAGATATCCACGATATTGGCAATCTTCAGTATCGCTCCATGCCTTTTCTTTTTGTGCAAGTAAGTGTGCTGCGACAAACATAAATGCTTCATAATCATTTGTAATTAGTGACATTATTATCTCCTTTAAATGTGTCTTCAAATTTATAAATTAACTTTTCAATTGTAAATCTAGCTTTATTGTCAAAGCTAGACAAATAGTCTAATAGATCTTTATCAATGGCAAGATTATGCAATCCTGACAATAAGATCTTAACTTCATTCTTATCTAGATCAACTACACTACTCATGAATCAACCTTTGGGATACAAGTTCTCGAGCAGTACATATTTGAGTTATCTTCAAACAAAATACCTTTAATCAAGCTTCTATTACATGTAGGACAGATAAAAGGATTTGCGTTCTTTGAACCGTGGTATTTAACTGCTTTACCCGGTAGAACCTTATCCTTTACTGTCATGGTTGTTATATTCTTTTTTGCTGGCTTCTTTGCGGCCATATTATTCCTTTACTTCCTTATTGTAAAAAGAGTCTTCAAACTCCTGTTTTGCTTTCTTTAAGAATTTTTTGATTTCACTTTCTGAAATTAAACTATCTCTTTCGTGTCGAGCATGCTCTTGGATATAGGCTTTAGCTACTCTTTTAACCCAAACACTCTCTGATTCATCGCTTACATTGGTTCCAAGACCAAAATGTTTAACAATAATGTTCGGTGTTAGGTATGTTTTAATATCTTCAGTTCCTGTATAAACGCTATAAAGATAAAACCCATCATGCTTTTCATAGAATTTCCATCTAGCATAAAATTCTGGTGCAGTCTTATAAGTAATGCTTCCAATACCTACAGCCATCGAGCCAAAGATTAATGATTTTGTTTCCACATTAACATCTTCTTGCTCTCTTTCACCACCACCTTCATACTTTACCGTTGTCTTTGTCCAAAGCTCATCCGGATTATCTTTGAAATATTTTACGTTTTCTGTTGACCAATTTAAACTCATCTTGTTCCTACCTGATTTAATCTTTCTAGTTGACCTTTTTGGTCGCTATATTCTTTGCTAATAAAGTCTTGGTACTCTTCATCTGTCCAATGAAGAATATCCCAAGACTGCCCTGTATCTTTAAAATACAGGAGATCTTTTGTTCTGAACCATTTATTTCTCATTTTTCCCTTATCTTTTATATTTATGTAAGTCATCAATCAATTGCTGCGGATAATCTGTATCATTTCCTTCACCATCAGGATGACCAAAAAAGATAACTGTTCCGGCAATGTAATCACCAATCATTATTACTTGTCCAGAGTCATACCATAAGTCTGTTGCAGTTTTATTTTGAGGCAATCTGATAAGCTTACCCTCTTCATTGCAATAGCAAAAGTATGGCTTGTCACCAAATCTAACTACTTCAAAATAACCATCAACAATCTTTTGAAGATTGCTATAGTGTTGATCATAATCAAACTCTTCAATTTCCCCATCTAGATGTAGTATTAATCCCTTAATCATTATATTCTCCTTTTGTAATATATTCTTTTACTAACTTGATCATTTCATCAAGATTTCCTTCAATGATTCCTAAATCATCATAAGTCTCATGTCCTGCTACTTCATCATAATTATTTGTAATATCATAAGCTGCAAACCAAGGTTCATCATCGTAATTATCATGATTTAACTTTTTCAAATCGGCATCTGTTTTGATACCATTACCTAATAAGCCCCAAAAATCTTTCAAGACACTATGTTTATACCTAATTGTCATTTCACCATCACAAGATATCAATACCTTTCTTTTGTTCCCAGTTATAAAACAAACTGGGCTATGGTGATAACCTTCACAATAGAAAACATCTGTTCTTTGTTTTGGCTCATTCTCTGTAAGCCATTCAATATCAAATTTCATTAGCACAACCCTTTCGATTTAGTTTCTCTCCTAAATTCCTACCTAAGTCGTAGTAATTTATAAGTGGTTCATTGAATGATGTAGTTATATCTGATTTACATTCTTTCACTCCCATGATGAACGCTCGTATTTTATTTATTACTTTCATTAGTAAAGTCCTAACTCTTCTCTTTGTTCATCTGTAATCATTGTTACAACTGTATTACTACCCATTGAATCATGATGAGACAATGAGTATTCAATCCGGTCATTAAATACCTTACCCTTTATATTCCAATCACTCCTGACTGTCATAAGTTCCAATAAAGATTCTGCATCTTTTGCATATCCATATCCACTATGATTACCATCCCATAATCTTAGGTCTGATACTTTCCACCATAATGTTTCATTGATTTCAAATAAACCTGAAGTAATGTCTGTGAAATCTTCTAATGACATCATCCAACATATACCATCACATTCTGTTTGCAATGCTTCAATCATAATGAAGTCATCACTCTCCATACAGCTACAAAGATTACCAAATTCAAATTCATATACTTGTTCTGTTTTCATATTATTTCTTTCTAATTATTGCATGTAATTGACTATAAGTAATTGACCATAAAGAATTATCATGATCATCATTTTCAATTGATTTCATTATCAATTTTATTTGCTCAAAAGTGAGCGGTACATTGTATATTTTTTCCATTACTTATCCTTTTCAATTGTAGAGTGATATCCCTCTACAGATTTAATGCCATAGTGAACTTCTCCACTACCTAAAACAAATTCACTATTTCTACCTAGCAATGCTTCATAAACCATATCTTGAGCTTCTCCGTGACTCATTGCTTCAACAAAATATGTACCTGTTGCTGTAACTGTAAACATTTGCATTTTTCTTTGCATTAATATTCCTCTCCATTTTCATCCATAAAGATAAGATCATTCATATCTGCTTTGTGACCCCAGCCACAACTAAAATCATCATTTGCATAATGATGAATCATTTCAATAATGTCATCTAAGCCGACTTCAATATCATTACCAGTAGATCTATTGTCTTCTAGTATCTGATTGTAAATATGTTCTGTCTCGTATGTAATTGTTTTAATTACATTGATTCTCGTAGGCCATTCTCCATTAAAATCTTCACTCATTATAATTCCTTTGCTCTAAAAAAATAATCTATTTTTTCAATCCAAGACTGAATAAATTCTTGCTTGCTTTCTTCGGTTTTAAAAACTTGAAGATTGGCTAGATTATTTACTTCAAGTTTTAGAATAGCAATATCATCAGCAGACCATTCTCTACTATTAGCAAAATGCTTTACTGCACTCATTGATGCTTCGCCTCTTTTCCATACTGAATAATCATCTGAGTAATTGTAATACCAATCTACTTTTCTAATCTTTCCAATAATCTCTTGTGCTTCTGTTGAATTCATTTTTTCATCTCCTGTGCTTCATAAAAATCAAACTCTTGATAGATATCATCTGGCTCACCAAATTCACCACTCAAAAGTCCTTCATCTAATTTTTCAATTGCTTCTTTTTCTGTTTCAGCTTCAACATCATACATTTCTGCATAATGATAAAACTTAGTTACTATGAATAATTTCTTCATTACCTATTACTTTCTATAAACAGTATCCACTGCAATTAGGGAAACCACAGGCTGGACAATAGCCTTCTTCTTCTTCATCGTCTTCTGATTCATACTCATCATTTTCTTCTTCATAATCATCCATTGCTGCTTCGAAATAAGCTTCATTACTCATTTAATCTCTCCTATATACTGATGCTGGCATTAATCTATAACCAGCATTCTTATCTTGTGATTTATGCCATTCATCCCATTTAAAGTCATAGCCAGCTTTCTCAATAATACGAACTACTTCATCCATACATTCTCCATCTGTATAATCTTCTCCTGGTCTTTGTATTGCTTCAATGATTAGCTTTACCATTTTACTTTTTTTCATGTTTTTCCACTCCTCTACTAATTGCAAGTGTTGCAAATGTTGTTGATAGTTGTGCATGAATTTGTGCTTCAATAAAAGGGAAAGGAGTTGTATTATAGAACACTCCCTTTTCAGGTTTCATTGAAAGCATTAACTGACTTGCACAATCTGCGTGAAAGATAGCCAATGCTTCATAATTTTCTGTTTCAATATATTGATCTTGTACTTCAATATCATCAATTGACCAACTCATATTTGTTCTCATGTTGTTTCCTTTTCTTTAAAACTGTCTGTTATCAAAATTGTCTTTTGGGTTAAATGTAAGTGTAATATTTCCATTACCTTCATCTGGTAAATCTAGTGAATCAATGTTTAACCACCAATCACTTTTTTCATCTCTAATAACTATGTGAGTGTCATCGTCTAACTTATCGAGAATAGCTTTCAAGTCTTTAACCATAATTGTTGGGTGGAAACCTTCTGTCTGTAAAGAAAACTTTTCATCTAATCTATTGAGCCATTCACTATAAGAATAAATCCATTCATCAAAAGATCCGCTAAACGGATAGCCAATTGATGTCTCTGTATTATCTTCAAATGATAATTCATGCCAAGCAGTAGTTAATTCTACAAATGGCTTCCAAAGATTTCGGGCAGCTTCTATAAAGTTTTTTCTTATAATATAATTGCTTGTCATTTTCTTTCCTTTTGGCTTACGCCATCTTGTTTATTGTTACTATTTAGGTAAATTGAGTATGCGCTCAAATCGGTTAACCTTTCCTTATTTGTTTTTGGGGATACGAAAAGAGATTAAGCATAGGTAGGAATATCCAGTTACAAACCTATACTTAATCTCTCAGTGCTTCCATTAGGATTCGAACCTAAAATAACGGATTAGAAGTCCGTAGTTATATCCTTTTAACTATAGAAGCGGGTTGACATATTGATTGTTTTTATTCACACATATGTCAGGCATGAGGTTTTACGGTAACAATCAACCGTTCTTTTTGCTTACTACTGAGTTTTATACTTTTCGTATTCAGCAATTAGATATTTTCTGTATTTGCTCATAAACTTATTGTAAACGGAATCTGTATATGGTCCGAAATAACCATCTACAAACTTAACGCCAATAATTTTCTGTATACCAAATACATACTTACTTCTTTCGCCAAGATGATATTCACGAAGAAGTGTTTTTGCAGGGAATTTTTTAAACAAAACTGGATTTCCAACATTTTTCTTACAACCCCAGCCGCCAAAGCCTACTGGTTCTCTAAAGAATGGTTTATTCTTTTGTCTGTCCTCAAATGTCCGGAATTCATTTTTTGTTTGATATCCCTGAGTTGAGATCCTATTTGCAATAATAATTTGTTCATCTATTGTTGCAAGTTCTGGTTTTGGTGCAAATTCTTTTCCACCATAACCTGACCAGGTTTGTTTATATATTCCTAAACCACCTGACCAAGTTCCCTTATCTTTCCAATCACCACCAGTTTCACATTGTGCCATTCTATGCCAATATAAATCTAATGCTCTTGGTTTTCCATTTTCGCTAAAAGCGAGTGTTGGAATTACTTCAGTTTTATTCTGTTTTGCTGAGGCATTCGTTGCCGTAATTCCAATTAATAATGCTGTACATAACAGCATGTTTTTTATTTTATGATTAGTTTTCATTTTTGCTCCTTAAAACTTTTGTTTTCAACAAACCAATAATGTCTACAAACATCTTGATTAATTGTTTTAGCATACGCTAAGGTTGCAAAACAAGATTAACTGCATCATTTTTAATGCTACTTGTTTTACAAAGTTATATCAATAAGCATCACCTCCTAAGTGAAATATATAGTCTTACCATTGTATCAAATGATAGTTCTTATCCTTTATCTAAAAGGATTTGTACCGAATACAGGAATTGAACCTGTTCAGGAAACTTATAAGATTTCTTCCGTCAAACCGTTCGGACCATTCGGTAAACTTTATTTACTAAAAGTCTTCATCTATAGGGAAGTTGCTGATTATGTCTTTTGCATAATCCGGCCTGTTCCCTAACATTTTTGATAAATTAACTCTATTCGCTTGGTACATCTTAATATAAGATGCAACTGATTGTTCCATTGGAATTTCCTTTTCAAGAGAAATTATTTGTGACATCATTAACATATGAACCATACAGCCAAATATAAGACCTGGCATAAACGCTTCATTAGTTGAAGCCTCTTCTTCAAGAGAATTGATTAGATATTTAATCATCTCTTGGCTATTGTCTGAGCAATGAGCATTAAATAATTGCAGCGCATAGTCAGTAAATAACTGATCTTTATGCTCTTCAAAAGGTTTAATTCTCATAGTATTGCCTCTATACATTATACACTATTTCCAATTCCTCTTTGAAGTAAAAAGAATCATAGCTAAACTGGCAAACACATAAATCTTAAAGAAAACATCAATCACGATTCTTTTTCCAATTCTTTTTTATTCCTAAGCTCTTCAAGCCATTTTTGTGTAGAAATATCGCTTTGGCTTGGTTTACAGAATTCATATACTTCAGTATATTCATCTGAGTAGGAAAAACTTACTATTGCTTTTTGAGCCAACATCTTTCCATCTTTAAAATAATACCTATAGTAATCGTCATTCTCTTCACCTTTCCATTGAATAAAACTTCCGTCTTTAATTAATCCGGCAAAGCAAGATAGGAAATAATCTTCAGATCCTGTCTTATCTCCGTAGTAAAGATTAATTAAATTACCATCTTCATCGTAATTGGTATCAAAACCCATTGTCTCAAGAATTGAATTCATATCGGGATAAATTTCTGGATAGTTATATTCCATCCAAGAGAACCATTTATTCCTATTCCACTTCTCTCCATCTACTGGATCTTCATTTGCTCCAAATGAACCTCCACGCTTTAGCTCATCGTGATTATTTAACTCACACATTTTCTCATAAACAGCCTCAAAGTGCTTCTTATCGAGAAAGATGTTTGAATCCTCTATGTTTACATAATATCCCATTTTATTTTATTCCTTTTGTGTAATTGCTAAATTGTTTTGTATACTCTTGCCAACCATTTTGGTGAACAGTAGTATGACAAGATGAGCATAACAAAATTAAATTTGCATGCTCATCATTGCCGTTTTTTGAAACAGGAACAATATGATGAACCTGTTTTTTATGTTCTTCGCAAACTATATTGCATAGTTTACATATTTGATTATCACGATCAATAATCAATTGTTTAATTGCAATTGGAACTCCGTGTCTATAAGTTCCATTTGCTATTTTCTTTTGCTGTTTTTTGTAGTTAAAGTGTGTTACCTTTTTATCAATAATATCAATGCAGCTTTGACTTCCGCAAAAAGTTTTTTTACGGTATTTCTTAGCTAAATTTTCTGGATATTGTCTTTGGCAACCTGCACAAATAACTTTACGATTGTTGCTCATCTTTTTTTATAATTACTTTGATTTCATCATCAATAGCAATCTTGCTTATATACGATTCATAGTCAAATACATCATCAACAGAAATGTTCTTATCATCAAGCTCTTTAAAAAACTTAATGTTCTTACTTACTTCTCTGTATGTTGATGAATTTGGATTGTAAAAGTATTCCTTCGACATGCCGGGACTTTTATCCCTAGTCGAATACTCAAATATTCTTGCAAACCAATTTGTAGGTTTAAAACCATGTACTCTTTCGCATATCCTGTTGGCTTTAGAAATTGCTTCTGCAACGGTTGAGGTATCCTCAATCATTACTGGAAATCTAAACTCAACAATAAAATAGTTTTCGTATCTTGGCATTTATTTACCTCCAGCTGCCACCATAATCATTCCTATAAGTACAACCAACGCAAGCGCTGGGAATACTATTAGGAATGAAATAATTGCTGTCCATTTGAGATAACCGTAGTTCATGAAATATCTTTCGGTAGTAGTTGCCTACATCTTACCGTGATGTTTTCCAATCCACGCTCCTGATTGCTATAATTTCTGAATTATTTTGCGATAGATTCTCCTGTTAACTCTTCCCATAACCTGCAAACAAGTTCACCTATTCTTTCATCAGCAAGGCTTCTAAAACTTCTTCCTTCACTGTCCCCATCACTAATGCCTGTCCTGAAATGATCCCATTCATGAATTAGTGTTGAAACAATACTCTGAATGCTTGAACCCTCACAATGGCTTCTTTCTAAAAGAATAGCTTTCCTATCTTCTTGACCACTGTTTCTGATAACCAATGTAATACCGGAAGCTAAACTTTCATCTTCCCCGGCTTTTGCATTAAATATTCCAATATCATTACGCATACCAACAAAGTCAGGATGAACATCTTCAATAATGTTAATTGCTTTCACAAGCTTTCGAGATTGAGTAATATCAAATGTATATTCATATTGAAAATCATTACCAAGTACATCCAAAAGTTTTGGAAATTGCGCAACACCAAAGAATGTCTCAAAGCCTTCGTGTTTAATAACAACAGGCTTAAATCCTCTTGAATTGATAGTCTCTTGCATATTGAAATTAAATTGTTTTGCATTTACTAAAATACCTTTTGGATAAATATCTTCAAAACATTCTTTCCAAGTTTCTGAAATGTTAACTACAGGACTAAACAAATAACTTGGAATAGTAGTTGTTTCGTAGTATTCATTGAAGTTCTCTGATTTGTTAAAAGCAAAATCTAGAACATCATTAACCATATCTTTATCGTCAATCTTGGCAAGCAATGAGATAATTAAACGATTCATTTCCCATTCTGAAGATACAGTTCGTTCTTCATTAAGATTAACATCGTTGAGTTCATAGTCATACAATGCCATAAGTTCTGGGCCGCCACTACGGTTAACTCTCATCTCAGATGAATACACAAGTACACCTTTACAGTAAACTCGCAATGAACCATCATATGATTTGTAAATCTTTCCATAACTTGTTTCAAAAATAGGTTCTCTATTTACTGAAAAGTACTTATCAAAATTCTCATGAATTTTGATCATCTCATCAGTAGCACCAAGATAAACTGAAAATTCACCTTCAACTGCAACAATTTCATCAGTATGAACTACACTAATAGTCCATTCTGTTTCTGACATTTTTGCTTCATCCATTGCATTGGCAACAACTTCACGATAAATTTGGAATTCACTTTCCCAAGAAAGAGTTCCAGCATCTGCTGTAAAAGATGAAGCTTTCTCATAATCTTGGTATTTATAAAAAACAGAAGGTACACCTTCATCGTCTTGAATAATGTATTCCAATGTGTATGAACCTTTTGAATCATTTCCTGCGAAGATGAAGTCAATACCTTTTCTAATTGCTGAAATTGGTGCAAATTTAATTCCGGAGCCGAATTGACCAATTGTTTGTGTATCGTCACGCTTAGTTGAAAAGCCAAGCTTTTCTAATTTAAGCCTGTTTACCTGATCGGCTTTGTTTGTTACTTTAATATATTTCATTTGTTTTCCTTTTGTTTTTGGCTTACGCCGCATGATTTATCTTTATTCCTTATGGAATGTTTAGTGTGTAATTCTTGGGGAGTGTCTAGTTTATAGACACTCCCCAATTCTGAATTAACTTTTAGTTATTGCTGCCAAGCATTGTATGTAAGGTTATTGATTGAAGGGTTATTCTCCAAAACCTTTTGTTTTGCAATTTCATCAGAGTATTCTTTCAACTCTCTCTTGAAATCTTCAATGATGTATGGCTTAGCTGCATCAATTGCTCTGGTTTTCTCTTCATCAAGAATTTGAATCAATTCATGCTTCTTAATTGCTTTAGAAATGTCATTAACAAAGTCTTCATCTTTAAGCAAGAGATAGCGAATAGTCGATTGAATAATATCCATAGCAGATTTACTTGTACTACAAGCATTAATAGGACTAAAACTATCCATCAAATTGCGAAGACTATTCTCAATATCGATACTGTCTGTATCTATATAATCAGCCAAATCCATATGTCTAATTACTTCCTTGATGTCACTTTCAACATCTAAGTTGTAATCCATCCAGCTTTGAATCTTATCATCAAGGTCATAACTTTCAATTGCTGATTCAATTTTGTCATCCAAATCGCAATCATCAACTGCACTCTGAACTTTTTCTTGAAAGTCTTCCATAATAGCTGCTGCAAGAGTTTCCAAACTTGCTTCGCTAATGTCCATTGTTACTTCTAATTTTTCCATTTTACTTATCCTTCTGTATCTGTTATTTGCATTGCGAAATCCCAAAGATATGAATTCTCTGAGATTTTTCTTGCAGCGTGGTCAAACCAATCTGCATAATGGTAAGTCATTCCCATAACATAACCTACCTGATCAACTTTAACTTCAATCCAATCTGCTGGACCTCCTCCTGATAAAGTAATCTTAATTACTTTATAGGATTCAATACCGGCAGGGAAATCATTAAGTTCCCTTAATGCTTCCTCAACCTTTTCGGTGTCGGATTCATTATCTCCAATAATGTCATTTAGTCCTTCTAAATATTCATTTCGGTCTTGCATTTGTGAATCAATTAATTGTTCACAATTTTTATTTTCTGTTTTCATAGTGACATATACCTTTCCATATTTGTCCTGAACTCATTTATTGTTACTGAGTGCTTTAAGATTCGCTTCATGCTTGTAAATATATTTTCAATTTGAACAAACAATGAAGCCATTCTGTCTTCTAATATATATTCTTCAAATGTCATATAGTCATCAAATACTGCTGGCATTGGCTTACCCTTATAGTGAGGCTTAAGCCAACCTTCAGATCTTCCTTCCATACTATAAGTGTCAAACCCATAAAGATTACATACATCCATCATTTTACTGCGGAAATCTAATATTGCTTCATCATATGCTATTTCAAAATCTTCTTCTGGCATACTACTAATATAAGCATAAGGATGTTTTGCATTAAATGCATAACTTCTTTCATGAACCATTAATCTATGCGGATTCTTATAATTTGATATAGATATAAATGCTAGGCTAGGCGCATTCATTTAGTAACCTCAATCCAGCGGCATACCAATATTTTTTCATTATTCAACATCCATTTCATTTTCATCCTCATTTCCTTCAATATCTTTCTTTATCATAATTGGAATATGTAATTTCTTTCTGGCTTCTTTTGCTGTAATAGTTGCATCAAAAGATAGCCCCATATCTTCTTCCATATTAAATTCCAAACTCACTTTTAATAACATTTGCTTTAATTGTTTTAATTTCTTTGTTAACAACCATTTTGCATAGGTCAATATCTATTCCATTTTCGGGAAATATATTCTTCAATGTATTTCTTTCTTTTGGAGCAAATGAACCCCAAATGCCAAAAACTTCATTATTGCTTATTGCAAACATTAAGCATTCCGCAGCAACTTCACATTTTCTACAAACAGCTTTTGCATAGCTCTCTCTATTTGCATTAATCTTGTTGTCTGTGCTGTCACAATAAAACATTTGAGAATTTTCACTCTTACAAGCTGCTTTTTCTGTCCAATCCAAATTATTTGTTTCCTTCCTCAATCAATGGGTAAATGACTACATTATCAAAATACTCAAAATACTTATCTCTCTCTTCATTAACAGCTAACATTGCTACTACATGAGACAATAAGCACATAATAACATTTAATGCACCTTCTTCTTCTTTTGTTCCGGTAAGTCCAGTCATATTGAAAAGTTTCATCATTACTTCATGACCACCTCGAATACCATCTTTATGATCAATGTTTTTCAGCATGTTAGTTACTATCATTAATGAACTTGTAAAATCAGCTAAATCATTTGGGTCTGGATTAATGTTGGAATAGAATTCCGGGCTTTTATTAAAATCATCAAAACTAAACATTAGTACCACACTACCGAACCATCGCTTGTATTTCCAACAAACTTAAGCCACCACGCAGCGTAAATCCAATCTTTAATATAACTCTCTTTATTTTGCTCAGGCAATTCACCAGTCTTTACCATTTTGTTAACAACAAAAGACCATGCTTCCATATACTGAAACATAACATCAGACATTTCTATACATGTATCTGCATCAATTCCTTCTTTTGTATTGCCATAGAAATCAGAAGGCATTTCATTATCAAAATCACTATTGTATTTCTTCATGTCAGCCAACATTGAATTTCCATATTTACCCCTATACCAACAATCAGTGCCAAACATTCCGTAAACTGGAGATGTATCTTTTAGCAATGGATCACTTTGATACTCATTCATATATGGACAATTTCCACATTCTTGAGTAGCTTTGCAATCAATTTGATTATCGGTATTCCTTACAGCCTTGCTTTCGCAAGGATAATTTTTTGGTATATTATCTAATCCCATTATTCCCTCTTATTCTGCCAAACTTAGCATTGCAATATTTAATGAACCTGTTGCGCTTCCAAAGTCATAAACCATTTCCTCTTCATCATCAAATTTAAGAAGACTTGCCAATTCACTTTGTTTAATGTCAACAATTGACAATAAAGTAACTCTACGGCGATCTTTATGCTTACTCGGAGCTCCTTCAATTTCTCCATTTTTATCCAATGGGGCAGCCCAACCTGTTGTCATAACGGCAACAAAATCGTACATTGATTGCTTTTTGTCAAGATTAATCTCTTCAAGAAGTTCATAAATATCTTCTCCTTCTCCAATCATTGTTGCTGTAGTAAAAGCATTAAGATCAACACCAAATGCCTTTGCTGTACCATTATTATTGTTTTTTGAAACAATGTTATAAACATCTTCCAAAGCTTTTGTCATTACAATTTCATTCATTTTTCTTTTCCTTTTTTTATTTTTCTTTGTTTTCGATATAAGATTCGTAGTAGTAAGATTCATCAAAATACCTTGAAATCAACTCTGCTTGATACTCTTCTTGACATTTTCCATTTGCCCAAATATTTGAACCACAAAATCCCATTCCTGACTCTTCATAATAAAGGCAGAATACTAGATTTGGATAATCTTTGCAGATTTTATTAAACGCTTCTATTGGAGGCGACCAAGCTGATTCAAAATTAAAAGCAATTACGGATGTTTCTGTTCCGTCATTAATTTCAGTATAATCTTGACCTACATGTAAATCAGATTCATTCCATTTAGTTCCCCAATTATCAATTCTCCAGTCATACCAGCTTTTATATCCAAACTTTTCAAAGTTTGCAATTTGTTGCTCATCGGGAGTCATTGAAACATTTCCAATGTTTAATTCTTCAGGGGTTGGATAAAGTTTTTCTAGTAATGAATACTCATCTTTACCGATAGTAATCACTTCCATTAACTTTTTCATATCTTCTCGCTTGCCATAAATTGACAAGTTATTGCTGCACCAGTTTGGCATTTTAGTTGTATCCTTTTTCTTTGTTGTATTTTTCAGCAGCTAATTCAATAGCTGTATTTATATGCTCGTTTAATTCCTCTGCTTCAATCAAAACTGATGGGCTAAGTATTCCTTGTTTTATCAACTCATCAATAGCATCACCTACTCTTTCAGCGTATTCTTCATCCGGCAAATCTAAAAAATATATTTCTTCATTTTCCATTATTCTTTTTCCCATTCTGGATTGTTAAGGATCACAAGCGCTTTGCTGTAATCTTCTTCTGTTTCTTCTAATTCATCTGTTCGATTAAGCAATTGACAAATCATTGTATATTGCTCATCATCAATAAACTTAATTCCATTATTAATGTCTACCCCAACTAAAAAGTAGATTATTTTCTTTTCCATATTAAAACTCATCATCCTCATCTATATCCATAGGACCATCTCCCATTTCACATTTACCACAAAGAATATCTGGGCCCCACCAAGAACCTATAAAAGTTCCGTGTTCACAGTATTGACTTTTATCATTCCTGTCCCAATCATATTCATCACCTATTTCATAATCATCACCCATAACTTCAATCCTTTCATTGACGCTTAGTGTCATTAATTCTACATACCTTTGAACTGAGACGCTTTTAAGATAAGCTTGATATTCAATATCTAATGCAGCATCTGCTTCCATTTCTGTTTGCTCTTGTGTTAACTTAGTCATAATTGTATGATTCCTCAATTTTTCTTTCCCAATCCGTTGTTACACGGAACTTGATTCTATTTTCGTTTATTCCTACTGGCTGTAATACTGTAATTATTCCTTCTTCAACATCTAATATTGACTCACACTCTTCACATTCCCATTGTTCCCATTTTGCACATTCTGCTTTAACTTCTTCAGAAGGGTATATAATGTTTTCGCTAGTGTCAATTAAATTAATATTTTCTGTTTTACAATTTGGACATTTGTTCATTTTAATCCTCAAATAACTTTAGTTGGTTAGGGTTTTCTTTTTCTGGAAATATTGGTCTATCAAAACCTTGTTCATCGCACCATTCATACCATTCACCCCATCTTTCGGGGTTGCATAATCCTGATTTTAATATTGCTTCCAATATTTTATTATCATTTGGAAATTGATCATAATCCGGGTTGAATTCAAAGTTTAAGTCAATGTCTAATGTATGCAGAATTTTTTCAGCCCATCCTTTTTCTTCTGTATTTGTCACAAGAAGTAAATAATCTGCCATATTTTCAATATAATCAACACACTCATCGTGTAGATTATTTAGATAATCATTCTCATCAGCTATTGGATATTCATTTAATTCGTCATGCCATTTCAATACTGCTTTGAAAGATTCAGTAATATTGTTTTCATTGTAATTTCCTGGCTCTTTAAGAATTTGGCAAATTAAACGATCAATTGAACCACAAGCCCAATGAGAAAATGTTTCAATTTTAAAATCATTAGGGTATCTGTTTATTAAATCATCAGTGATTGTTTTAAAGTTTGATCTTTGCATAATGCTAGAATCTCTTTGTTTATCAATCCCAGTAAAACCCCAAGTTATAAACATATCTTCTTCACCCCAATAACCAAAGTATTCAGGTCTTGTTAATGCTTGCAATGCAAGATTTACAATATCTTCTGTATCTATCATTTTAATATTCATCCTCTTCATAATGACCTAACTCTTTAAGAAATTCTTTTGCATCATCAAAACCGAATCCTCTATCAATATCAATAACTCCATTAGCAATATCTCTAAGAACATGTGCCGCAGCTTTATTTGTTATATTTTTATAACAATCATCGTATTCATCAAGCTCAAAATCAAATATCTCAAAATATTCTGTCCAAACAGTATCAATACCTACTAAAAACAAATTTCTTCCTTCATCTTCGGTTAAGTCTAACCATTCCAATGCTCTAACTTCAATTGTTTTTCCATCTTGAATAAGGGCAATGGGTTTAAAATTATCTTTCATTGCAGTTGCCCATCCAGCAATACAACAAGCAGTTCCACAATCTAAAGGTTCTAGTGTTTTAGTATTCTGTTGACTATTATGAATAATAGGATAAGAATCAGTTGACCAATAAGGTTTACCATTCCACATACCTTGTTCTATTTTTGTAGAAAGCCAATATTGCATTTCAAATTTGTGCTCTGGAAGATTTTCAATATAATCTGCCAGCTTTAACATTCTTTTTCTGTTCATTTCATTCTCCTATTGTCTTTTGATTCACTAAACATCATTGCTAAACTAATAAATATAATTGGTATAAAAATTAGAAATACAATTGCAAAACTAAATATCTTAATCATTTACTATCCCTAACTCTTTCATTGCTAGTTCATCCCAGCTTGCTGGTAATCTTTTTTCAATTTCATAAACATAACTATTGGCTTCTTCATTGTTTGTATTCCAATACATACAAACTTCACCATAAGCTCCAAAATCGTGGTTAAACCATTTTTGCTTAAATGTAATACCTTTGCTTTCTGCATCAACAAATGTACGGCTTAGTTGATTAATATAAGCATCCATTTCTTTCAATGCATCTTTGCGATAATTTTCATTACCAACTTGAGCACAATCTTCTTCAAAAGGTGATGGCCCAATTTCAATATATTCTTGCATTAGTTTATTCTTCCATTTCTATCTTTAAATACTTTTTGTTCATAACAGACAATACAAATATTATCTTCTGGTTCTTCTTCATACATTTCTTCACAGTTGTAACATTTATACATACATTATTTCAGTTTCCCATAAAAGCCAATCTGGATTAAATTCTAAATCTAGATCGCAAGTATAGTCTTCAACTAATTCTCTTTCTGGCATAAAGTCATCTACATCAAAGTTATTCCAACTATCAGTAATAGACTCAAATGAAGCCTCATCAACTTGAGATGCTTTTTTGATTTTTAAAAACAAATTCACTTCATCTCGTTTAGTGCAGCTTTCGCTTTCACATAAACAAAAAACTTCGTTTATATTGTTTTCTTTATTCTTACTGTTCTCCATACTCTTCTCCTTGTGTTTCGCTATCTCCATTGTCTTCTTCTTCATCTTCATCAAAGTCTTCAAACATTTCAATCCAGCATTTTGGGTGTATACCTGAAATCATAAGTTCTCTGTCTTCTTTTGGCATATTAGGAAAGACATCTTGAACATGTTCTTGTTTAATAAACAATCTTTGATATTCTTCATAATTAATACCAAATTGACTTTCTTCTCCACAATGATGACATGTTCTTTTAAAACCATAAATCTCATTAGTAATCATATAAACATTACCTCTCATTTTACTTCTACCTTTCTTTCTACTATAACTCTAGCTTCATATCTAACTCTTTTTGAAGGATTATCGTAAGCTAATGAGCCAGGTTCTGCCTTAGACATAACTGGTAGCTCATCTCTATAAATATAGACAGTTGCACCATTAACTTCAATATCTAATCGATACCCTTCGTAACCAATAAAATCAGCCATAGCTTCTTCTACTGTATCAAAAAATGTAACTACACCATTTTGATTTCTTGTTGCGTATGGAGTATCTTTCATAAGATATTCCTCTGGGATTCCGTCAATCATTTTCATTCTCCATTGTGTAATCGTTTGTTATATCTTCATTGATCATAAAGACTCTTTCTTTCATTTTTTGTTCAATACATTCATCACAAATCCAAATAAGCATTTGAGAAAGATCAAATTTAGAACCATAACCACCTTCAACCAAAACTTCAATTGCGTCATTTATCTCCATTAAAGAACTCTTTCCAAATGTTAAATAAGTAATTTGTTTTCCACAAGAAAAACAAGGGCACACTGTAATCATTTCCATTATTTGACCTCCAAATACTCAGGGAATTTTTTAAAAAACAAAAATGTTCTAATTTGATACAACATCATTTGATGTACATAGTTAGAAGCAATGCCTATTTTTATTGCATTGCCTACTCTCTTGTTTTGACTAAGGTTTTTAATTGCAGAGTCTTTAACTCTTTGTGCATAAAAACATTCTCTATCTTTTTTGATATGAAAAGAATTAATTGTTTTAACAATTTCTTTTCCAATTGTTTTGTTTCCAGATTTTGAATCAACTCCATAATCAGCAGAAAGGAAAACTTTAATTTCGTCTTCCTTCAATTGATATGAAACAAAATCGGGGTGTATTGATAATTGATAATGTGTAAATTTTTCATATTCCATCATTGACTTAAATCCTTTCCAGATTCAATTTGTTTTGTTTTTTGTTCACCACAACCTTCGGGACAATCAGTAAGTTGTCCTTTTGCTAATCTAAAAGAATGCATTGCAGTACCAGTTTTAATTTTGTGTTCACAAGATAGAATTTGAATTGCTTCAAATCTACCGGGAGCTTTTGTTTGTTTCATTTTCTTATCCTTCTAATAAGTCACTTCTTACATTTAAAGAAGTTAGTTCTGATTTCTTTATCCAAAAATAATTGCATTTATGAAGTAATGCCGGAGTATAAATCTTTCGGAATTCTCTTTCTCTTTTATCTAAGCCAATCCGATTACACTTTTCATCTAAGCAATAATCGTAACCAGCCTCAAATCTTTCATCTATAAATTCTAAAGAACAATAAATACATTTAGCCATTGTGATTTGCTTTCTTTTCTAATAGGTCAATCAGCAGCTTTTGAGTTTTGATGTAGTTATCAGCAATCTCTTGTCTTTTCTTTGCTGTGTCAATTACATTACCTAAACCACTAATCAAATCTGATTGCTTCTTGATAATCAACTCTTGTTCTTTTATTTTCTTCTCAAGACTAATGATCATCATTTCATAAATGACATCATCACCATTTGGATTTCTACTCATCTTATACCTCTACTGAAATTGTAATTACTGATTTATCTTTTGACCATCGTTTAGTGATGTCAATATTGTTATACAAAGCTGATTTGTTAATTGCTTTAATAACAGCTTCTTTTTCTCGATTATTTTGAATAGTAACTGGAATTTTAATTTGTTCTCCATATCTAATGTTTGAAATAATCTTATGAAACATCTTATCTAAATCTGTTTCAAATTTGATTTTTTCTTTTTGAAAAGAATAATGACCAATTTTGTTTAATACTTGCATGTTTTTTTCCTTATATAAAAAGCCGGGGCATTTGCCCCGGCTTTACCTTTACTTTATTTTGCTTGTTTTATTTTATGAATACAAATTCGTATTGATTAGTTTCACTATTAAAATCAACCATAACACTTCCGTCACCGTTGACATTTGTAAAAACATTACAATCATTGTCATCAGCAATCAATGTCATAAGATGAAGCTGATACTTCATTAATTCTGCAATGTTATCTTTACTCAAATGAGAAGCTGTACGGCAATACTTAATGTCGAGCATAACCCCTTTATTAAGAGAACGACTAATCTCAATTCTTGTCAAACCCATTTCTAAATCAGTTCCAGCATCATTACCCCAATAATTACGGTCAAGCAAATCTGAATCGTATAGGCTAGGGGTTTTCTTAGCAGTACGATTTTTACGAAAATTCAACTTTGACATTTCTGCAGCTGAAATCTTACGCACTTTTGGTTTTGCTTCTGTTTCTATTTCTTCACTCATTGTATTTACCTGTCCTTATCTTTGTGTATTTTTGATTGGTTAATAACAAGATCAATAAGAATAATTAATCTTTGCCCATCGTAATCATTTTTGCTAATCATTCCTCTTTCTAATTGATTAGCAATTTTATCAAGATGATTCATTGCTATATCAAATAGACTAGGCTTTTCATTTTCTGTTTCTATTGCTTCATTCATTTCTTCTCCAATATCCATTCTCATATACGCATCTCTTATGTTTTTTAAAGACTCAATTTTATGATTCAAGAGTCTTTCTACTTCTTTTTTTCTTTCCATTCCTCTTCCTTATTTCTTGTTTTCTTCGGCAAAATTTGTTCTAGGTGAAACATAAGAAGTAATGTTTACTGTTTCTTCACCAATAACTGCTTTTGTATTTATAGAACCATTAGAACGCAATTGTTTAGAGTGTGCCATAGGTTTAGGTCTTGACATAACTTTATTCGAAATTACAGCATTTTCAAAATAAGCAGGAGCTAAATGAGTAACATTTTCATTTACCTCATTCTCAGCTTTTTCGGCAGCTTTTTCGTAAAGATTTGCCAGTGCGACAAGATTTAGAATAAGACCTGCGTTAAAAGAATAGCCAAGATTTGTGTAAACCGTGAAGTAATCATTTGTCTGAGTAATACGGCAAATAATACCGTAATCCTTATCTCCATCATTTATTTCTAAACCCATTAACTTTTCGTCAATGAGTTCAGATTTACTTTTTTGTATTTCTGATGTCATAAATTGCCCTAAGCCTTTCATTAAACTTATCCTGAACTTATTTATTACCTTAGAAAATCTATTACTAAGGATTGCTTTCAGTCTATCAGTAAGAAAACGGATATGCTACACAGGAAATGGATATGATTTGGATATGATATTGATCAGTAAACTGGCCAGAAAACTGTCGAGAGTTATTATAAAACTTAAGATCAGTATTATATGCAGAGTTCTGATCAGAGATCGAAGAAGCCTGACCAAATACAGCTGCTAAGACTTTGGAAATCTTTCGCAGAAGCATTTGACCAGGCTTGATCAAAGTCCCATTAAACTTAATCGGAAATTTCTTGGTTAAATCATTAGCAAAATCAATTAATAAATTATTAACGCCCCGCTATTTTATTTAAACATACACGAAATTTTAGTATATATTTTTTGCACCCTGGACTCAGTAGGGATAAGTTGAGTTTTCAACTCACTTTCAATCTTTTGCGATAGCGTTTCTTTCAAGCCAATTCAACATGGTAGCCTGATATTTAAGCCTTCCTAAATGCAGCATTTCAATTGAAGGGTCAGTCCAAATTTTTCCACCAATTTCTTGCCAGTATCTACAGAAACCATAATCTTCAGATAAGAATCTATGTTTCTCCGGGTCAACATAAGAATTAAAGAATGCGTATGTCCAATCTAATTCCTCTTCTTGTAATCCACCTGTATCGTCAATATATTTTAATTCGGGATAAGATTCGATAAGCTTCTCAAACACTTCTCTTTTTATAAGCATAAAACCAGTACCGGCATCATAAACACTTATAGCCCCATTATTAACTTCCACATTGTTGCTATCCTTATCCTTAACGGTATTGACAACAAATCGTAAAGAATTCTCAAGAAGTTTTCCATTATCCATTCCGGATCTAGCATTTTCCCCTACTTGTTCCCAATTAATATTCTTAATAGGATAGGCAGCTGTCATGATTTCCTTCTCATGCCATAGCATTTTAATAATGTCGTCACCCTTAAACCCAAGGTCACAGTCAATAAACATTAAATGTGTAAACTCCTTGTTAGCTAAAAATTTAGCAGCCATTTGGTTTCTTGCTCTTGAGATTAATGAATCACTCATTGTACAAATTGAAAATTTCAATCCAATTTCTTTAAACTGCATTACTGTTCTAATTAAAGACATAACCGTAGGCTCAGAAATTAATTGATCATAACAAGGTAAAGCAATCATTGGATACCATGAATTTATTTGTTCTTGGTCTATTTCTATTGTCTGTTCTTGAAAAATTGTCATGCCATATTATACACAAAAAAGGGGCATGATTTGCATCATGCCCCTTTCTTATTTAGTTTTTTTGCTGATTAAGCGTTTGTCTTTGAAGGAGACTTTACTGATTTTACATCCTTAGCCTTAACAGTAGTATTAACTGTTTCCTCTACTGCTTCAATCATTGGAGACATGTAGTAAAGGCTACTTGTATTCTTGTCAAAATGAATCTTGACACTAAGTTCCAATTTCTTTGCTTGAGCACGAATTCTTTGCTGAAGAGAATTGAATTTCTTTCCTTCTTCAACATTTTCAATCATGTATGTCTTTCCTGTCTTACTTGATTCAATTAAAGAATTAATGATTTCCTGAAGCTCAGCCGATGTACGACCTGAGCGAGTAATTTGAGGGAAACTATCAACTGTTTTGATATTGAGTGTCATTTTGCTATTCCTTGTTTTTCTTGTTTTGAGGGCTTTTGCCCTTGTGATAGACACACTATCGGCATTACTTAGATAGCACAACACCCAAAGCAAACTTTTTTAAAATTCTTTATTTACTTCGCCATGTTCGTGATCAAGTTCATGAACAATTGATTCAAGTTTTTGTATCATTATTTTCATAACCGTATTCTCCATAATAAGGTTGGAGATTGTTCCGGTCAATTCCTTGACGATTTCATCGTAAGAAGGATTTACATCTTCTCTTGTTATAGGCTTTCGAGCCATTTTTCACCACTTTCTGTAGATAAGGTTTGCTTGTCATAGCCAGGAACAAACTGGCCAATATCATTATTATACACCCTAACCGTACCAAATTCTTCCATATCGTCAAGCTCTTCATATTGCTTGAAGTCAGAGCCAAGAATTTCAATATCGACTTCCATTTCCATTGACATATTCTCAACACATGTAAAAACTGAACCGGCTAATGCGTCAGCCAAATCTTTTGATCCAGAGTTCGGGTGATCAATTTTGTTATTGGCAAACAATCTTAATTTTAACAACTCTTCCTCAACCAATAACTCATTCCAATAACCACGCAATCTTGTATCATATATTGTTGTCATTAAAGTATCGTAATCAGTTTTTTTAACGCTATGGAAATCAGCATTGATACCTTGCGCTTTAAGACTTTGGATCATCTCAATGGATTGCCAACGGTCAAAAGTTACTTTTGCTACATCAAATTTCCTACATAATTCAATAATCATTTGCCTAACTGAAGCAAAATTAATTTCAGCTCCGGGAGCTGCTTCCCAAGAATGAATTAAATCAACATTAATAACTGGAAGGTTTTCCACTCCCATAGATGTTTTAATTTCTTTAAAGCCAGCACAATGACTCATGCATAAAGCTGACCTGTCTCTTTTAAGTCCTAAGTCAATATGAATAAACCTTCTGTGCCCATCTGTATTATTAAACCAAGGCTTATAAATACCATCTTCATCAACAGGGCTTTCTGCATGCATAAAAGATTTCCTTACCAGATCAGGATCTCTAAAGTATGCGTCTTCCATTGCCGGAGGTTCACATTCAAATCTTGCCCTAGCCTCAATTGGATTTCTAATATATTCTGATTCTAATTGATGTCTTTCAATCGTAGGATTACATTCCCATGTAGCAGCTTTAATTCTCCAAGTTTTTGGTTCTTCTCTTTCAGCAGAACCAAAATATCTCTGTTGAATAAAGTCTCCTTTATATCTAGGGAAAGACAAAAGAATAACCTTACCGACTTCCGGGAAACGAGACATAACAGATAGCTTACTCATGTTATAAATTGCAGAGGCAGAACCTTTTGATCTTAATTCTCCTCTTGTTTCCGCGTCTGTTTTAAAAGCTGAAATCTCATCCAAAATTACAGTCATAACTTCATAACCTTCCCAACCTTCACTTTCAGAGTGACCTGAGAAGCATCGTACTGGTCTGCTAAAGAAAAAGATTTCAGATACTCTTGGTTCAAATCCTACGGAGTTAAAGTAAGGTGAACTTAGTAATAAGTTCTTTAAAGGTTCAAAGAAAACTCTTTGAGCCTGTTGAGCGTTTACGGCCAAGTTAAGAAGGTCAATATACACACCTTTTGCTTTTCCGTAATAACCTAATGGGTCTTTTAGACAATGAAGAATGTAAACGGTATAAGCCATTGATATTCTTGCACAATGGTCTTTTCCAGAACCTTTGCCTAACATGCAGATCACTTCGTTGTCGGTATATTTTTTATAATATTCTGACCCTTTTTCCTCCCCCATCATCTTTTGTAGGGTATGCTCTTTCAAGATTTGCGTACTGTGCCTTACAATTTCTAATTGAATGGGGCTTAGGTTTGGTAAACCCAAAAATCTTTTATCAGTTACAAACTCTTCAATAGACACCGGGACTTCTTCAAGTTCATCTTGATTTAATAACTTATCGAAATCTTCATATCGAAGATTCATTCCAAGATAATCACTCATTTATTTATCTCCTTTAAGGGGTAAGGCCGCTAAAAACAGTCTCTTTACATGATGGGTAAGGCTTGAAAAAAGAGTCTCTTTATATGAGGGATAGGCCTTATTTTTTCGTCTCTTCTTATGACTCAATAATTTCTGCATCGCTAATTTCCTCACTATCGGCATCAACGACCTCAACCTCAGCCATGATTTCAAAAGCTATTGCCAGTTCTCTTCTCACAGCATCAGCAATCTCTGGGTACTTAGAGATAACATCTCGCAAGACTCTTGAAAGTATTTGGTTAACATTCTCTGCCTTCTGCATTCGTGCAATGTATTCACCATCAGATGTGTTAATACCCAAAAGTTTATGCAACTGGGCTTTCTTTGTTGCCAGTTCACCAGCAAGTTTAATTGCAGAAATTCTTGCCGGAACCATTCCATGATCTGTCGCAATGTTGATTGTTTCCCAAGCCTCTTTGCTCAACTGGTCAAACTCTTGAAGTGCCTTTACAGTATTGAATTGCACTCTTTCAAGAAAATAGGGGTCTTCCTCGGCTTGACGATTAAGTATCTTCTTATACTCATCAATGTAGGATTTTACATCATTAGTCTTTAATGCCATCAATGAAGCAATTTCATGCATTGAATAGCCTTTTATGTGAAGAAGTCCAACTTCTTCAACATCTTTCAATTTTTCAATTAAGGTCTTTTCAGTTCTTTCGATATCTGACATAATCTTTCGTAGTACCCTTCTGCAGCAGAATCCCAGCTCATAGTCTGTTCATTTAGTACGGCATTGTTAAATGTATAATCAGAAACTACATCGTAGTTATTATATACATATAACATTTTAGCACATAAATCATCAAATTTTGGCTTTGCCCAAGTACCGCAGTCACTATAAATTCCATTCATATTAATAGAGCTATCTTCAAACTCTAAAGGAACTGACAGCTCAGCATATTCTGTGCAGGCAGTTGCATTTGTGCAGATTGTTGGGATACCTTTTGCTATACCTTGATATGGCAACATTCCCCAACCCTCACCACTTGTCGGATAAACAACGCAATCGGTTAAGTCATAGATATCACTTAACTCTTGGATTGAAACATCTTTATCAATCACATCTATTTGAGGGTGTTTTTCGATAGCGAGTGTCTCTCCAGATTTATACCATCGGGCATCAGGAGCGTCTATGCTCTTATAAAGAAGTCTTATACTCTCATCGCCTGAAAATATCTTTATAAAAGCATCCACAGTCATCTGAGTGTTCTTGCGAGTCGATGGTGATCCAATACAAAGGAAAGTGAATTTATTATCTACAAAGGAAGCAAACCTTCTCTTGGGGCTGAACAGTTTATTAACTCCAAGTCTGAAATTGAAAACAGGAACTGTTACTCCGGATTCTTCAAAAACATTCTTTGCCCAAAGAGATGTTGTCCATATCTCATCCATTTGATTCATTCGAGAAACCCAATCACTTGGCAGTTTACTTGTTTCCCAATATGAAAAACCAATGTTGTACTTATTCGATACAGTATAGTCAAGAGGTAATCTATTATTTATGAATACATCTGCTTCAATGTTAATTGATGCACTAGATTGATATTCAATACCGAGTAATGACAAGTCTTGAATGTCAGATGGTATAAGACATGTTCTTTCAATGTCCATTCCCTTCCCTACAAGACGACCATGAATCTCATCTTCGGCTACCTTGTAGCCCTCATTGCGCTCTTGAGAAACGCTAGTGCCATTCCAAATGATTTTCACGAATCACTCTTCTGTTTCAAAAGCTAATTCTTTGCCTCTGTCTTTTGCAGCTTTTCTAAGCTCAACAACAGAATAGCCATGAAGTTTTGTGTACTGAACACGATAGTTGTACCAGCCAGATGTCCCAATCCAGAATTTCTCATCAGTAACCTCTGCGAGTTTCTGCAATTCTTCTGTTTCAAGTAGGAAACTGAGGACACCTAATGGCATATACAAACTCATATCATAGTTTTCATGCTTATCTTTTGCATATTCATCAAGCAAGTCTTGGTACTGCTTAATAACTTTCTGAACAGGTTCTCCTACAAAGTGATCAATCTCGCCATTTGCATTCCTAATTCGTGGACAGAACTCATCAACACTTGTGATTGTTCCGAATGTCCGGCACACCAGTGGTCGATATCCATAAACGGTGCAACCGTTTTTATAAAAAGCACAATGTCTCTTCGTTTCTCCACCGTCTTTCCAAGTTTCATCGTACATGGCTTCTTTAAGTGATTCAATTACTTCTAGAATCCACGCATCAGCACTTTCTTGGCCAGTGCTTTCCATTTTCAAATAATACTCTTGAGTAATTCTAAATGCGATATTTGCACATTCAGTCATTGGTATTACAAGACCAATCTTGCAACATTCCCCGGAGCCAAGGCATTTGTACTTAGTAGCATTCTGCTTTGCCTCGATAACACGCACTTGGTTATATAACATATCTAGTTTTGCAAAAGTTATAATATCTTTTGCGACAACACTTCTTTTCATCTTCCCATTCCTTTTTTTCTTGCTCTTGTTTGTTTTGCCTGATCACGCCTACGCTTCTCTACTTCAAGTTGCATAGGGGATTTGGGCCTTCTTAAAGCTGTTGCTGATAAGTTTCTTCCCTTACCTCTAAACTTTAAAAGATCATATTTTTTACACCAGTTATAAATAGCCTGCGGGGACACACTGATGCCATAACTTTGCTGAAGAACCTTTACAATATCGGTGAGGTTCATGCGCTTCTTCACATAATGCTCATAAAGCCATGTCTGATCCTTGTACGGTTCATCAGCCATTCTTCTTCACCTTCCAGTACCATAGAGAAATCCCAATTGCGTCAACAATGTCGTCATCATCAATTCCATCAGTGTCTTTGCCAAAAGCAACACCAACAATTTCTCTTACTCTATTTTTTCTTTCGTTCTTCATTTTAATTTGCATTGAACCTTTTGCGCCATTCTTATCCAAATCAAGTCCATCTTTCTTTGTAACATTTTTATAGCCAATAGCTGGCTTCCACGAAAGAGGGCTTACATCTTCAATTTTTCTGCACCTATCGGAGATAATTCCCCAAGTAAAACCTATTATATACGAAATAATTCTACTTGTTTGAAAGTTTTGGATATAAACAGATTGCTCAATTACAGCAACATCTGGAGAATATTGATCAACAACTTCAATCAATTCTTTCTTAATCTTATTAAATTTCTCTGATTGCTGTTTTTCTTTTGATAAATCAATTTTACCAGTTGCAATCAGTTCTTTATCCCAAGACAAGATTGCCCAAGCTAAGGAATGAGATGCCGGGTCAATAGCCAAGACTTTTTCCCATTTTTCTTTTTGTACAATATCTCTAAGACTCACTTAGATATTATACCTCTTTTCTAAGTTTTTCTTCGTCATATCCCCAAGAAACAAGTCTTTTTATATATCTTTCTTTTTTGCATTGTTCACAAATTGATTCTTTGTTATAAGAAGACAAAATGGTTGTGCACAATTTAGTCTTGCAAACTCTTTTTTTGTGCTTGTTTTCTTTAGTTTCATAATACTTTTCTAATAATTTTTTATTAGTAACTAATCTTCTACATTCAACACTGCAATATAAAGCATTATAGACTTTTGCAACAAATACATTATTGCACTTGTCATTCCCGCATATTCTTGGTTCTTCTCTAAACATCCCCCGACCAGCATTTATCAGCCAAATCACATTGAGCACATTTTGCAGATGTGCGCTTGTAAGGCTGCTTTGGCATATTACCTTCTAAGAAGTCGGTATATATACCATTATATTTTTTAAAGAGTTTGTCGATAAACTCGTCATCTCGCTCTATAAAGATAGGCAAAATTTCTTGATTGTTTTTATTTTCGTAAATTACATAACCACTTGGCAAGTCTAGGCATCTCATATAGATTTGCGCCTGCCTATAGTGATCGTCTTTGGGCTTGTTATAAATCTGTCTATAGTTAAAACCTTCTGCGCTGATTGACTTCAGCTCAATAAGTTTATGACCATACCAGTCAATTATACCATCAGCTGTGCCCTCAATTGGGGGATTTGAATAATTAACAGGGATTTCCTCTGCAACAAGGATACCCATCTCTCTCAGATAACTATAAAGCCTTTCATGGACAGCATGTCCATTGTCAAATATTCTATAAGTTTGTGGTCTAAAAGAAGTAGTTACCTCTTGACCCTGAAACAGATAGTGCCAATATCTTGCACACTGGTTTGTATAGCTAGGGTGGAAACCACCGACTTTCTTCATTGCCGGCGCATTTCTCTTTTCCAAATTGTCGTCAATAGCAAGTAGCAACTCTGCCGTTACTTGCTCATGAGACTTGAGCACCTTCTCTACTTTGGGTGCTTTAAGTTTGTTTAGTGATTTCAATTATAAGTTCCTTTACCTGAAATTTTTAGTGCATTTATGTTTTCTGACAATGCTTCATACATCGTCTTCCAAATATCGTTAACAAGTTTATCTTGTTCATTCATAATACTTGATTTTCTCTTGAATGCTTGAGATTTAATAATCATTTGTGTCCTATAAGCAGCTAAAACATTAGCATACTTAATTGCTTGCATTCCAACATAATGATCCGGATTATCAATAATATCCTGAACAATCCTCATGCACTCAATGAATTCCTTTGCTTTATCACCCATCTGTGACGCAAGCCATTCTTCATTAACAATTATATCCATTTTTTAATTTCCTTTCCTATCCACTCTGCTACTGGTGATGCAATGGCGTTACCACACATCTTGTAGCGATTTGTGTCAGCAATTATATTATCATCTGCGGTGAGCCTTGTATGGTCATCAGGGAACCCCATCAACCTTTCGCACTCTAACGGTGTCAATCTTCTTAAAACCAACTCCGGTGTGCAGACACCGTGTTGTGAAATTGTATCAAGGGTATAGGAAGGATCGCCAATTTCGCCAAAGCCCTTGCCTTGTGGACCAGAGGTATCTGCTCTTCCAATAATTGTGCCCTGAATGGGGATAGCAACCTGCTCACCAATAAGAGGGACTTGTCCACCACCTGTGCCCATTCTGTGCTTCAATGTTGGCATAATTCCATCTTCGTATATACGAACATCATTAACTCTTGTTCCATCAACTATTATTACAGTTGAGCGGCTATCTCCTGTATTATCAAAAGCATTTAAAGTTGGCGCTACGGCATTCGTAATCCAAGACTCGTCATCCTTTGTGCTTTGTGCTCTCTTGGATTTAACATAAGGCTCCAGTATGAAGTTCATATCTGGTCTTTTATAATCAGATGCTGAGAGGCTTACTCCGCCTTCTTCGTACTTACTGAATCCAGTTTTTCCGTACCAGATAGGTTCACTAACGCTTGTCTCAACGGCTCTGGAAGCCTGTTTCCTTTTCTTTCGGCTCTTCTTAATATCCCCCCTGCTGTCTTCGGGGACAGGTAGAATTTTTCCACCACTTCGCTCAAGGGCTGAAGAATCCCAACTAGCGATGACGAATACTCGTCTTCTACGCTGGGGGACTCCGAACCACTGTGCATCCAAGATGTGCCATTCGATTCCCAATGCCCCGATGTTTGCCATTTGGTCAAGGACTTCTCCGAAGTCTTTTCCATTATTGCTTGTGAGGGCACCGGGTACATTTTCCCAGATTGCCCATTTTGGATATTGATTATTGGTTGCATTACGCATCTCCTTTATTATTCTAATTGCTTCAAAAAATAGACCTGAACGATTGCCTTCAAGCCCTGAACGCTTACCTGCTACAGATAAGTCTTGGCATGGTGAACCAAATGATATTAAATCAACTGGTGGTAAGTCTGCGCCATTGACATCTCTTACATCTTCAAACTTTGGCACATCCGGCCAGTGTTTCTTCAATACACTTTGACAATGTTTATCCCATTCAACTTGGAACTTGCAATCCCAACCTGCTGAGTCAAATCCTAAATCAAATCCGCCTACTCCGGCAAATAGACTTCCATAAGTTAACTGTCCCATTTTTTTCCTGACATTAGTTTTGGTTCTTTATGACAGATTCCACATTTACCGAAATGTCCATTTCCGTAGTGCGTCTTCCACTCACGACAGCATAGCACCACAACTTCCATTCCGTAGCGTTGCTCAAGTTTTTTTCGTTGCTCGGTACTCATGCATCATCTCATCAGTCACTCCAGCATTTTGCTCATAGAGTTGTACGAACAATCTTTTCCACTTGTCCCTGTCCTGCTCTAGATTGGCGCAATGGTCAATCCAAAATTTTATAACTCTACGCTGCTCAACAAACTTGTCCTCAAGAGGTAGGTCTGGCATATCGCCAGTAATATTATTACTACTCAATGGAATCTCCTCCAGTGACTGATTGGTTGAAGCCCAAGGTGTTTATCTGAAATATCAGAGTATGTGAGTATGACATCACAAGCTATGCATATTTTTTTTGCCTTAACATCTTCCAGACTCCTAACAGGAGGGTCTTCGGATATTATCCGATCTTTCCTGATATTATAATGTAAAATGTTTGATGGGAACACATATACTTGCCCCTTATGCGTCTCAAAGTCCCAGCCTGCTGACCCATATGGATTTGAATCTTTTGAGTTAAATACAGATATCCCCCTATACGGTTCTCTATCGTAATTGGATGATATAAAAGTTAAAAACTGATCCTCATCTTCCGGAGTTGCTGCATAGTAGACAATCGATAAGTGAGAGTCCCCATGATGATGGATACCTATTGGATTTTTCGTATAAGAGTTTACCCAAGATTTTACAATATTTATATCAAAATTTTTGTGTTCAACCCCTATTATTTCCAAATATTGCTGAACGCACTCAGTAATGAAGGTGAATAAACCAGCAAATTCTTTTTGATGATGAACAGCATTTTTGCCAGACGATTCACCAGATATACCATTGCCAAAATGATTATCCCAATGTTGATAGAACAACTCAAGAAAATTATCACTATCTGGGTATACCGATTGCGTTACAGCAGTAGGGAATAGGGAATAGACATTGCTATTCATAGTTGCTATCTATAATTAATTCTTGAAACACATGCCATTCAATAATGGCGACTTTAACATCGGAATCTTCACCCAGAACTACTGATATACAAGGATACTTATGGTTTGATTTCCAAGCGTCTTTTCGCATCTTCATCCATGCAAGACGAGTTAGCGTAAACGATGAGCCGTTATGTTTGTAATCTAAAAGGAATTCATGAAATTCTGCGTCTCCTTTACGGAAACCCCTACCGGAGTTCTTGACAGGCTTGGCATGATCTCTTTTGATTTCATCTTTTTCTGTTCTTTTCATATTTTAACTTTCTATATTATTTTTCTATTTATAACTCAATAAAAATACATTCGCCAGGGCATTCTTCTGCTGCCTCAATTACATCATCAACAAGACTATCAGGTACTCTGGCAACACCTTCCCCCATTGCCGGATTAGTTTTACCATCAAAAAGTTTTTCATTCCCATAATACTCT